ATCTGCACATGGCAAAGTCTAAACATCTTAGACAAGAAAAGTTACGACAGTGATACATTAAGTCTAGCAGAATTCTTAGAAGGCGTAGTCTGTGTAATTGTCGACGAAGTACACATGGCCAAGGCGGAAGTGTTGAAGAAATTGTTAAGCCAGAACATGGCTAATGCTCCTATTCGTTGGGGCTTAACTGGTACAGTTCCCAAAGAAGAAATTAACTTCCACAGTATTTTAGCAACACTCGGTCCTGTGGTTAATCGTATCAGCGCACATACATTACAGGAAAAAGGTGTGCTCAGTCAGTGTCACGTTAACATTGTTCAGTTAATGGACGTTAAAGAATTTAGAACATACCAAGAAGAATTAAAGTACCTTGTCACAGACGTTGACAGGGTCGGTTATATCGCAAAACTATGCAATTCAATTAAAGACTCAGGCAACACATTAATACTAGTAGATAGGCTCGATGCAGGTAGACAGATTGTAGATGCAATACCAGGATCCGTGTTCATCAGCGGAGAAGTCAAGCTCACGGAGCGAAAGGAACATTACGATGAAGTTAAAGACAGTGATAACAAGGTTATTGTGGCGACTTATGGTGTGGCCGCTGTGGGTCTTAATATTCCTAGGATTTTTAATCTGGTTCTTTTGGAGCCCGGAAAGAGCTTTGTCCGAGTTATACAAAGCATTGGGCGTGGCATTAGAAAGGCAGAGGATAAAGACTTCGTCCAAATCTGGGACATAACATCTACTTGCAAATATGCAAAAAGGCACTTAACAGAGCGAAAGAAATTCTACAAAGAAGCCAAATACCCTTTCACCATTGAAAAGGTAAATTGGGAATAATAATAAACGGAGAATAAATGTATATTTTAACCTTAGATGACAAAAGTTTCGACTTGTCTAAGATGCCAGATGAATTAGAAGACGATATTAGATTTAGTGTATTAGACAATAATGATCCTAACAATCCAGATTTCTTTTTCATACCACTGATATTTTTAGAAAGTTTTAACAGTCCTGCCATGGTCCTTAACATTGGCGGACATGAAGTAACTATGCCCATTGACTGGAGTATAGCAGTAGGTGACAGCGAATGCGGCAATGAATTGGAAGTACTGCCCTTAACCAGTCTTAATGACAGAGGGTTTGAAGCATTTATTTTTAATCCATTGAGTGCATTTAAACACGAGTACGCACAAATTGAAATTGTTAATGTCTACAATGATGTTAAATGGTTTTTTCCTAAAATGAAAAATAACCAATTGTTGACAGTTCCATTGTATGAAGGCACTAAACCGCATTGTGCATTTTTTACTAAAGACATTAGCCGTCAAAGCGAAATTATTAACCACTACAAATTGTTATAATATGGGACAACTTAAACCTGGTGCAACTTATATCTATGAAAGAGCAGACGGAGTTACCTATGCTCGAGAAATAGGTGCAGATCCTAGTACACGAGTAGCCATCGGTTGGGATTACGATCCCAAACGTCCTGGTGATGGGAGGGAAACATTCCTAGCATCTAAAGAAGCAAGACTTTGGAAGAATGTTCGGGAAACTGCAAAGACCAATACGTCTTTACAACGATCACTGGATCGTGCTATACTAATCTATAATATTGTCAAGGATAAACAACAATGAGTTTAAAGGTAGCATATTTTCAACCAACTGTGTTGGCTATTGACCAAGTACCACCAGTTGAGTTTAGTCAAATTTTTAGTCTGTCTGAGATGTTACACGGACACCCCGAATTGAATGATGCAGATAATCCATTTATTAGTATTCGCGGAGGACAGCAGATACAAGTATATCCTAATCAACTAAACATTGATGTTTCTTGGTTAGTCAAATGGATTGAAAACATCTGTACTGGCTACATGGAAATTATTACAGCACAAAGCGGAACTGAAGATTTAAAACTGTGTAAGCCTGTTGTTACCAGCATCTGGACTATTCGTCAGACGCAGGGAGACTATCAAGAATTACATACACATCCAGGCGGCAATATCAGCGGAAACATTTATATCACTGCTCCAGATTTAGATGAAAATTTGTCTCCAACAGACGGCAATGTAGCATTTAGATTACCACAAACTAGAGATGTTGGTAAATTTATTATGACAGATAATTGGAAATATAAACCTACACCAGGTACTGTTATTGTATTTCCAAGCCATCTGCCACACACAGTTTATCCTTGGAAGGGTAAGGGTAATAGAACTGTAATGGCATTTGATGTAAGGATTGTTCCTAAAGATGAGTGATAAACTAACTATCAAAGATGAAACAGCGGCCATTGATATGGGCGCCAGAGATCTATGGGATAATTTCACAGAAGAACAGAGAAAGCAAATCAGTCTTTATCTATTGCTTAGGTATGCCAGCTCTATTAAAACCAGCGACAGAGAAACGCAAGAGTTGGCTATCTTCAAAACTAACGAGTACTTTAACAAGCATTACTTTAGTCTTAGTAAGCATCCTAAGTTACTGTGGTATCTTGTTTGTATGACTGGTAATGAAGAAAAGAAAATTCATTTTCACGAATGGATTGGATATAAAAAGAAAGAAGGTAACAGTAAAGTTATCAAAGTATTGGAAACACTATATCCACACTTGAAAGAAGACGAACTCGAACTTATGTCTAGCATGACTACAGAAAAAGAAGTTAAGCAACGTCTTAAGGATCTTGGTTGGGAAGATAAAGATATTAAAAAGGCATTATGAACTTAGATGTTTTTGAGAAACACAAAGGAATTAAAATAAAATTGTCCACAGTTGAAAAACCATACGTTTGTCAGTACTGCGGTAGTGCTTATGTTAAAGAGTCTACCCTTACGGTCCATATGTGTGAGCAAAAACGTAGACACTTGGCCAAAGACGAAAAACACGTTGTACTAGGCTATCAAACCTATGTTAGATTCTTTCAACTGACACAGAAAGCCAAACACGTTAAAACTTATGACGAGTTTGCTAAAAGTCCTTACTACAATGCCTTTGTAAAGTTTGGCAGTTTTCTCAGCAACGTAAATCCCTTGTATCCAGATAGATACATTGACTTTGTTGTTACCAGTGGAGTTAAACTAGATCACTGGTGTAGAGAAGAATTGTACTATAAATATGTTCTAGACTTAATAAAGAAAGAACCTGCCGAAGTGGCTTTACAGCGTAGTATAACTACAATGATGGACTGGGCAAATGAAAATAGTAGCCAGTGGAATCATTACTTTAAGTATGTAAGTGTTAATCGAGCTGTGTACGCAATCAAGGACGGAAAGATTAGTCCATGGTTAGTATTGAACTGTGACAGCGGAAGGGCATTATTAGGCAAATTCAATGACGAACAATTAAACATTGTATTCGAAGTTTTAGATCCAGAATATTGGGCAAGACGATTCAGAACATATCCCGCAGACAAAGAACTAATAGCCGAAGTAGTTAAAGAAGGTAATTTATAATGCCAGATATTGACATAGACTTTGCAGACAGAAATAAAGCTCTAGAAAAATTAGAGCATGTCGTTGCGACTATAGAAGATAATGGTAGTTTTAAAAAGCACAACACAGGCATATATTGTACTTCTATCCCTTACAATCCTGCCACAGGCCTAAGCACAATAGATTATAAAGAAGCAGAAGCAAGAGGTTATTTCAAGATAGATTTCTTGAATGTTGGTATTTACGAAGGTGTACGAGATGAACAGCATCTCATTCAACTTATGGAGACTGAACCCTTATGGGATCTTTTGGAGCAAGACGATTTCAACAATCTGCTGTTTCACGTCAACGGTTATGGTTCTATTCTAAGAGAAATGAAACCACGGAGCATAGAGCAATTAGGTGCAGTCCTAGCGATGATACGTCCGGCGAAACGTTATCTGAT